TGTGCTTTTGCCCACAACACGGCGGTATGGGCAATATCAAGAACAGTTTGAAATTTGGTTGCAATACTTAACAAATTGAGTCCACTAACCAATTTCCAAACTTCTTTTCCCTGACTTAATATAGCAACCGACGTATTTGCTACTCCTAATGCAAAACCAATTTGAGCCATTCGCACCTGATCCGAGGCACGAGTTAACCGATGATATGCCTTTTCAGCTTCTGCACTATGTTCTCCAAATCTGGCAACAACTTCATTATATCGTTCTTGAGCGTCCGTAACATTCCACGTGGCATTTTGGAGCATAGCCATATAATTGATAACGCTGGCAATATTCCCCCCGATAGATAAAATGCTTCGTGAAAATCTAAGTGCATCAAATTCAGCTTGCTTAAACATTTCTTGGGCACGATACTGCCCTTCCAATTGAATGTACATTGTATAATTCATATAACTCATGGTTTCACCTTTGTTGGTTTAGCCGCTAATATTCCTTCAATAATCAGCATCATTTTAGCCGTTTTTGCCTTAGTTTCTTCCAAATCTTTCTCCGTCCACTTAAACATTCTGAAGAGCTGATATTTTACGATATCTGGATGATTTATGTCTTTGTACCTTTTCCCATGGATGATCGTTGCAAAAAATTGATTTCGTCCTCCGAAACGCCATTAAGTGTTTGATCTGCTCGTTGCAATATTCTGAAAAGTTTTCCAGACATGGTTTCTAATTGTTTAGGGGCGTTGGTGGGAAACACCACAACTTTTCGCAAACGAAGGAGATCGTACTGTTTAGAATTACTCATTGGAGAAATTCCTTTAGCACGTGCATCATTAAGTATCTCTTGGCTTATCGCAGATTCTTCGGACATGTTTAATTCTTTTATTTCGTAAACGCCTGCCCAGTTCATTCCTGGTTTTCCCTTTCCCCACTGATTGGCTTTTATTGTTAGTTTCAAGTTATCACCAGTTTTTTAGCTTCCCACTCTAACAGTTCCCATTCAATGTCTGTGCCTGGAACCCGTATTCGCGAAGACTTCCATTCCGCATCTGGGAACGTTAATGTCACCGCAACTGGAGAACTTTGATTGTCTGTCCAAATGTTTACGGCATCTTGGATATAGCCACTATAAATGTCTCCAGTTTTGCTTGCGGCTGCCCTAGAAAGTTGATACGAACCCGAATATTCGATTTGCCGTCCCTTAACAATTGAAGGTGTTTGAACGTTGCCTAACGCTTTTTGAATGACATTGTGCTTAGCTCTGCAAACGATTTCTTCCCAGTTGGTAATTGTTGTGCTTCCAATTTTTACGGTTGTTAAGTTTTTGTAAATCATTGGTTCTTCTGTTCGTGCTACCCACGAAGGCGTTACAAAATCGTCCATGGTTTTTGCCAATACTTTTAATCGTGCTTCTAGAGGTCCGTCGACCCGAGTGTAAAGTTCACACGAATCCACCAGGCAGTCGGTAAACTTTTTGATGTCAACACCATCTGTGTATCTTAGTTCGTGGGCTGGCAAAGCGCCTTCCGCAGTTATCATGGCAAACGATGTTATGTAATCCGCGAGTCTTTGAACCAAAGCATTAAAACTTATGCCAGGGAGTTTGCTTGTTGACTGCAATAATCCAAGGCGTCTCGATCCCGTTACTGGCTGTTTCAAAACAGTTGTTTCGACGTATGGCTCCGCATTAGTAACCAATAGCCCTGTTTCTTTGTATGAGGCAAGATAGCGGTTTAGTTTATATTCGCTTCCTAAACTCATTTTTGTTTTGTCCTCCTATACTCGTGATACGAATTTTTTACAAGTTACGAAATAATGTCCTTCAACAATGAAGGCTCCTTCTGGAGTTATGCCAACGGCATTTTCGCCTCTTCCAAAAACAACATCGGCGACCAATCCGTCAAGTGTTAAGTTGGCATTTAATGCCGTTTCAACACGATCTGCGAGATCCTGGACTTTTTTTTCGGCAGTATCTTCCTTTACATGTTGATGCGCTATACCAATCATGAAGTCCATTGAATAATGATATTGACTTGGATTGGTTAGGCGCTTTGCTTCTTCTCCAGCCTTAACGAAAATAATAGGATAATTTTTAGGCGTACTTTTTGGAAGTCCATAAATAAAATGTTTAACATCTTTCTTAAGTGTGGTGTCCGCTTGTAGAATAGCGAGTATTTTTGTATTTACTTGTTTACGCACTTCTCATCGCCCGTTCCCAAAGTTCACGAACCAATGCCACTATTCTAGGCTTGGCTTTTTCTGCGGCCTCTCGTATGAAGAAACGCCCTGGAAAACCTGGATGATGAACCACTTTGGCAAAAATGTACATTCCTCCAGCCATAATGCCTCCAGGGGCTATAACTGCGAAACGTAATGCTTGTTTTTCTCTTGGACGAATTATGTGGGCTCGTGTGCCTCGCTCAACGTAACCAGCGGCGGGATGTGTTGGCCATACTCTAACAACGTTCCCCATAATAAGCGAAGTTACTGTTTCTTTAATTCCGCCAGGTGCTGTTTTCTTTAGTTCTCCAGTTAAAATAAGTTCAGATCTGTATAATAGTTCTTCACGATAAACTTCAACAGCCTTGCCTCGACTTCGTAGCCAACTGAGTAATCCATCAACATTCGATGTTATTGTTAAACTCATGCTCGCAGAAACCGTCCTTTCCCATAATTAGCCTTTATGTATTTTTCAAGTTGCGAGTTTCCGAGGTCCCATACTGTGTTTTTTTCTGCCAATGGTGCACGGCGTCGCATGTAAGTTCCAGCACAAAGATCTGCACATATGGCTTTTATGTTGTCGTTTGTTGCGGATAGTGGTACAGCGATACCAACGTTTTTAAGTTCCATGTCGATATAAGCTTCCATGTCGTCTCTTATGCTTTTTAGTTCTGAATCTTCTGTTTCTTTAGAAAGGACGTATTCGGAAGTGGAATCAATTGCGACAGTAAAGGCTGGACTAACTGTTATCGTGTTGTTACCATTAACAAAGTCCGTCACTTTCCGTGACTCTCCAATATTAGTTCCGCGAATTATGGCAAGAATGTAATTGTTCCAATGATCATCAACTTCGTCTCTCATGGCATCAACTAGCGTAGTATCCGTTCCCGAATCAGCAATTCCCGAACCTTCCATAACACTGACAAGCCGTTGCTTAATATCGGTTAACTCACAATAGTCTACCACAATAAGGCCGCCTAATAACATGATTACTGATGTTTTTATGTTTAATATACGTTACTCCACCAGTAAAGACTAAACTATAAAACCAAACGTAACCATCTAACAATGTAATAAATATAGGCCTATTAAGCCATGTTTTACATATATGATGGCTAAATAGGCCATATTATAAATTATTTTCAACATCAATATTAAAAACCATCAGAGGGCAGTTTCAAGTGGGAAACTGTGAATAAAATACACTATCAAAAAAAAATCATACCCCTCTTCTAGCCTCCCACTATCACAGTTGAAACCCACTTGACCAGAGCTTTGTCCCTAGAGAGAAAGGAGTACATTGGGGCAACATAGCATACTACCCCTCAGAAAAATCTCCTAAAGACTTGGCTTTTCTGGAGTGGGGAGAGCTTTCAACAATCCATGTCCCTTCTCTGTAATTTTATATTCTCCACGCTTTTTTTCAGGACGGGACACATAACCTTCCTTACATAGCCATTTTAAACTTCTTCTGAAATAATGTGGTGACCACTTGGCGCCTTTCGTTGCTTTCATTAATGCGGTGTATCTATAGTTTCTTTGGCTCAACTTGTACAAAATATCACGAGCCAAGCCTGGATAAAGAGGATTCATTCCAGTTCAACCTCCACTGGCATTTGCGAACTATAATATGGCTCTTCATGTTCATCGGGATTGTTGCACCAGTAAAGAACCGATAAACCTTTTTCTGGGTTATACGCCTTTCCTAAATCAGGCGTGTATGCCGTCATGCGTTCTCCACAAAGCGGACAATATAAATGACAGTCGCAATAGGCAACATCTGTTGGTCTGTCCTTACATATCGTTTTCCCACATATTGAACAAGTCCCACACGCTTTGCCGACTTTTGGAAAGGTCAAGTCTTTCACCTTAAACTGGCATATAGGCTAACAGAATACGATAATTTAATCCATCGAATCCATTGTACCAGAGATAATATTTATCTTCCACGACTAAAAAGCCCGTCGGGGCAGTAACTCTTGTTTGGTCATGGTCACCTACCTCGCCTAGAGCTAAAATCGGATTAAACGGATGTTTCGTGTAATTAAATCCGTTAGGTGAAGTAGCTATCCCAACCCTCCTATCGCCACCCGCATCTTGTCCTTGATAAATTGCATACCAAACACCCATGTTCCAAAAGACGCTACAGTAATTAACTTGATTTTCATCCCACGCTCCAGCACCGCCCACGTCAATAATTTGTCCGTAATCTGTCCAATTTATGCCGTTATTACTTGTTAATAAGTGAATGTTTTTTAATGTGCCATCCATATAAATACAATAATATAAACTCCCAACTCTTAGAACCCACGGCTGTTGGTCGTCAATATCTAAATCGTAAACTTTTGTAAAATTGCTCCATGTTTTTCCGTCTGCACTTTCGCATCTAATTATGTGGCGTGTCGGTGTATAAGTTCTGCCTTCATACCATCCTATGAATTTTCCTTCTTCACGGTCGTAAATAACGGAAAACCCTCTCGCGCTTTCAGCGTCGTATGTGCCTTCAGTATTACGTGGAATAATCAGACCGTCTGTGCCATATCTAGTAAACACGCCTATCGGGTTTAAACCGCTTCGTGTCGCCAAACCAATTTGCCAAACATTGGCGTTATTTCTACCGCAGTAATACATGAAACATTCATCTCCAACCCTTATAACACAAGGTCTATTAACGTGTTTTTCATCCCATTTTCCAGAACTAGCCTTGTCTAAAACAAGACCGTATTTTTCCCAACCCCCTTGTCCATGGTCAACAGCGTCCACAGCTTCCTTTCCAGTTAGCGGCAAACTGATATATCTGTCCCAACCTTGTTCATCTGTCAAGTTAAATGGACGATGTTCGTTTAAGTGTTTTATTGGGAGTCCTGTCATTAACATAGAGGCATGTTCTTTTTTGGCTTTTGGAGTGGACGACATTTATTACGTCCTCGTTACGTTCCAAGTTTCAGCGCTTGATGCTCCAGCATCACTGAAGGTTAATGTAAAAAGTAATTCTGCGCCATCATAAAACTTTATGTATTTAATGTCTCCATTCGCATCTTCCCAGAAACCAATCTTTGTTATATCTTTTCCACTAGGGGGTGCGGTTATTCCTTTAAGTGCGTAATATATGGCTTTAAATGCCTCTGAGAAGTTGCCCCACTTAATGGCCACACTTAAACGCCCACTTTGGATATTGCCGCATGAATTTTATAGACGGAATGATTTGGATCTGTTTTGGTTTTGAATGATACAATTATCTCTTCGTAAACTTTGGTCACTGAAACTTCTTCATCGGTGGAAGCGGCTAAATCTCCTTCAGCCCTTATCTCCACACCGCTGGTAGTATCGCCCTTTGTTACATATCCCCAGACTTTCACTGTCATTATGTTGGCATCAGTATTCGAAAGCACAATGTTTACGTCTTTCCCGCCAGGGTAAACTTTGGCGGTTTCGTAAGTGGCTTTTGATGTTCCAGTTTTTATTATCACTTTCCATTCCTCGCTTCCCGACCGCCATAGGGGTATCCTATGACGATTCGGGCGGGGTGGCGGAACCCGATTGATCAGTTTTAAAAAAATGGGGATTAACTGTTTGGTTTCGAAAGCATTTATGTTTTGTTAGTCAACTACATCGCATTTCGGAAGTAGTTCGATGACGTAACGGAGGACGCCTGTACCAGTTTTCTGAGTCGCTGGTCCACTGACGGTCAATAAGTCGCCTTTATCCAAGGCGCTTGCCAGTAAGGTTTGTTCTTTTTCTGTCCCTTCTGCTTGGGACACTTCGGAGGTATAAAGACAAAATTCGTCTATGTCTGCTGTGGCACCAACCTTGTGCCCAACGGAAGAGTTTACGCCCGCATCCGCGGAGGACGCTTCGTCGACATAATGGGCAATAATTCTCTTGACAATGTAATTCCTATCCGCAATGAATATGATGGTAGTTGTTGAACTGGCCGCTGACAAATCTATCGCTGGACTTAACACAGTTTTAACAGCGGCTACCATTGCATAAGCGGCGTCTTTGATTCGCGATTTTATCGCACTTTTTTCTGGTTGATTAGTCATTTAGATCCCTTCTTCACTTCAACGAAGTGATTTTGGTTTCGGCATAGTTGGCATACGGATATACGTTCGCCTTTTTCAAAGGCACCTTCGACAGTCTTTGGGGCTCGAATTATGTTTGTTCCAAAGTTCCCAGAGTTAGCACAAACGGATTCACAGTTATGAGGAATTTTTTCTTTTCCCATAAGGATCATATCCTCTGTTTGTTAGCTGGGTCCTCTGGCGATGGCTGTCTGCCGAAGTTCCTTTAAGCCGTATCTTGTGCTTCCTTGTACGCCGTATTGATCTTTCTCTGGATTTTCGTAAGGTTTGATGGTAACGTCTCTGCGGATACACAAAGCAACTCCCGCATATTTGGCCTAACATCAGTCATGGTAACCGTTCCCGAGGTAACGAGGGAGCTCATCAGTATCTTGAAACCAAGATAACTGGTGCCCAGTACACCTCTGGCAACGTCTATCAAACTACCGAAGTAAAAGCCACTTATGAACTTGTCGTCATTCCATAATCCCTCTGCCTCATCAGGATTAATCATCATGGCGCCAGGTCTATAGTTTGCTTTGCGAATTGCCTTCCAAAGTTTTACACAATCAGACCATCCGAAGTTCACACCAGTGTTAATGCTTACTGCTGCGCCTCCAGCCAAGTTTGAGGCGGTTAGTCCTTCGAACTTTGTTACAACGTCTGTGGTTTCAATTTCTCCAAGTTCGTATCCAATCTCCACTGTCTGCCTTTCAAGAACGTTAAACGTGGCGTCCTCGAAGAAAGACTGAGACCAGAACTGCTTGGATTTAGGCTCTATGTTGATGGTGCAATCTGCCTTAGTATATCGTTCCGCAGATGACAAGATGGTTCCTTGACCAGCCTTGTAAGCTGTTCCTCGTTTTGCTAGGATAAATCTTACAATGGGCTGTGTGGTTGGAACGACCCAGCACATCTCACGTCCGATCTGTTCGGCAACTGCCCCTTCAACAACTTGATCATGAATTACGCCGAGAGCCTGTGAAACGTCCTTGAAGTTTCCTTCCTTCAGTGCGTAATTAAAGAAAGGATTCCTTTTGGCGTTTGCTAACATTGTCTGCCATTCGTTGTCTCCCTTCTCGGGATCAGAAAGGATGGCTTCTCGTAAAATTGGACTATATTGTTTTGGCATAAAGTTCTGTACCCGAGTGGCAGCCATTATCCGTTCCATAACGCCTTTTGGTATTCCTTCAGACATGGTTATCAGCTCGGGGCTATACTATTATTTGGCATTATCAGCACTAGGCCAGTGTCGCCGTCAGCGCCTTTTTGAAGTGCTCTACCACAAACAAGCGCATTATCTCCAGCCGTAGCTGGATCTAACAGCGCATCGTTCGCGGCCTTAAGCGCCGCAAAGGCGGTAACAGCCGCACCGAATGTTACTTTGATAACTCCTATGACCAGAATAAGTCCACTTTCGTTTTGGGCAATATCTTCCGTTGCGATACCGAAAACCACATCTCCAGCATCGGCCTCGTGTCCAACGTAGGGTTGAACAGTATAGCCGTCTGTGAGAGTTACGGCATCACCTTTGTCAATTGTCACTGACTCATCGTTTGTCATTTGTTGGGAAAGAAGTTCCCACACCATTTCTCCTACTTCCGCATCGGCATATCGATCTGTCATAATGTTTTTCTCCTATTTTTTTCGATTGTGTTGGCGCCAACTCATGTTGCACCTAACACCTTCGACTGGTTTACAAAACAGTTGGAAGTCCTTTGACTTGCGACCTGATTCGCTCCAGTCTGTTTCTGATTATAGTATGGGCTGGGAGTCCAGGTAACGTTTGATAGTGACCTTTTCCGACCGTCGTTTTCATCCTTCCTCTTCCGCCCATCATTGTGGGAAATGTTGGGGCAAGTAGTTCCAAAACTTGTTGTCTGGAAACTGCATCGCCTTCTTTTATGATTTTCCCTAGTTCTTCAAGTCTGTCGGTTACAGCCTTGAGTTGGATTTCCTTTGAACGAATGGCTCTTTTGGCATCTTCGATTTCCTTAGCCATTTTCAGGCTTACGGTTTTATAATGAGGTGATCGTATCCAACGTTGTTCGTTTTCCGTGGCTTGCTGAACAAGTATTGTCATGCGTCGTTCCATGTCTTTTATTTGTGAAGCCATTTTTTGTGTTGGAGTCATTTTGCCAGTTAGGAGTTTTTCTAGACGTCGTGCGCCTTCCTCTTTAACGAACTTCGCGATTGTTGGTAGTCTGTATGATCTTCCCCAAAATTCTTGAAGTGCCTCTGAATGATCCGTTGATATATGTGTTTCTAGGGCTTCCTTTGTATCAAATGGTTCGGCCTCGCAATACGGACACTGAAACGGTCCTTCTTCTTCTTGTTCACCTATAATAGTTGGCATGGCGTCAGTAACAAGCCATTTCATTCCTTCCTCAACTGCCATAGGCTCCGCAATAGCCGCTCCCACTTCTGCCTGGATTATCGCTTCCAATTCTGCCTGAAGTGCTTCCTCTTGAGGCCATAATGCGTCCACTTGCGAATAAAGTTCCTCGCGTTTTTGAACTATCGTTGTAAGTTCCGTTTTCACTTCTTCCGCAGATCGCATTTCCTTCAGTTTCTTTCCAGCCTCAATAAGTTCGCCGATTGAAGGTGATGTTTCGGGCGCCGTTACTGGAGAAACTTCGGGCACTCCGACGGAAGGTGAAACTGGCGGTTCATCAGTTATCGGTTCAACGGCACCTTGCGATGGAACACATTTTTTCTGTTCCTTATCATAAGTGGTTCCGACGACACATGCGGGATGCTCAACTTCTGGTGGAGCTCCTGGAGTTTCTGTTGGTGGCTTCGATGGCTCGGGTAGTACGTCTTGGAATGTTATTTTGCCTTCCTTAATCAATTTCCGAACAATGGTTCTCGCTGGCTTTGTATAGTATTCGTTAAGAATTGCTTCCGAGGCCGTTTTCTTTGCGACACAAGCGTCGGCTTCGGCATCCCAGACTTCGTCATCTCCACAACCGTGATCTTTCCCATCTTGGAAACGAATACCTGTTTCTTCTAGTTCTGGAAGGGCATCAATTTTGGCTTGTTTTTCTTCGTCCGTCATAGCGTCCCATTTTTCATCGGTGATATCGAAATGATCTTTCGCTCTTTGCGCTCCTGAATTTCCCTCGTGTTTTATTTTTGTTGACATTATTTTTTTCCTCGCTGTCGAAGCGGCTGGTATTTCCGTTGCCACTTTCGGCGAGCCTCCTTCTTGCAGTAGTTTTGGAGAATAAGCTTTAGATATGTAACGTGGATGATCTGCGAACCATTCCTTTATGGACTGATCGGTCCAATGCTGATCTCTACTGAAGAAAATTGATTGGAACAGTTTTTTTTCTGGAGTTGATCTTAAACGCCCAATAATGGCTTGAATGCCTCTTCCTTTATCGATGTAAAATGATTGGAAGTGTTCTTCCATGAAAAGTGCGGGATCGCGCCAAAAACCAAGAACGTATTCGGCTTCACCATAAAACTCTTGTAAAACTTTTGGAACGGTAATTCCGCGAGGCAAAATAGCTTCGTTAAGCTTTACTGTCTCTGGACGTCCTTTCCACGTTTTTCTCACTACCTCCCCCCAAGCGTTCCAAAGTTCTACAGAAGTATGTGGGTCTCCAGGCGTAAGTTTTTCGAGAAAGGCAACACCAAGTCCCGTTAATCCTTCTGGAATAACTCCATTCATATTACGGAGAATTTTCCAGTCCATGTCAACACTGACTTTCGATATTTGTCCGTTCTTTATTTTTGTAATAATTTCATCGGGAACATAGCATAACATTTCAATTCTGCCATCTTCCCATTCGGAACTAACAATTTCATATGGAGGGTTGTAAAGCCAATAATGGTCTAGATTTATGTATCCACCTTTAAATGATCTTGCGACTTTTTCAAGTTCGGGCTCTACATAATGGCGGATCTCTGGCCACTGTCCAGGATGATAAGTTGTTATGGGATGAAGTGCCACAACTTTAACCAAATTGCTTTTGGCAAATCCCAAACTTTCTATGTCTATTTTGCCAACCCAACTAAACCCTTCTCTTAGTTGTTTCTGATATGCCTTACTTATCCGTTGTCTGATACTTTCTTCAGCTGGCCATTCTCCAGTTTCTTCTTTACATTTAGCCGCACAAAAAGCTTCTGGATTATCGACTTTTCCCGTCATATCGGACATACATTGATCGAAATCAACAGGCAAATTCTAAAACTCCACTAAACTTTAAGTTTAGTTTAAACGATAAATCTTAACGTTAGGACCATATATAAACATTAATCACAAATAGTGCCAATCAGTGCCAAAGAGTCCCAAAAAGAATCGTAAAATAATAACGTTTAAATATGTTAAAGTTGTATTTTGTTTTTAGGAGGCTTATAATGGGTCGTGTCCCAGTTTATTTGGATGATCAGACATTAAATGAAATAGATGATGTTCGAGGGGACTTTAAACGGGCAACTTTTTGCAGAACACTTGTAAAATTGGGTTTACGATCATGGAAAAAAGGGGAGAGATTACGTGGTAAAATTAGATCAGCCAGAGGATAAATACGACGACGCAAATCCAAAAACCGCATCACAACGAGTCCTCGATTTTATTGGTAATGGATGGGAAGGCATAAGAGCACGTTCCCGTTTTGGAAAAAGAATTTTAGAAGCCTATATTAAAGGCGGAGACGCAGAAATATCGCTTCCAATATTCGAAGCGACATCTGGAGAAACGCCGTTGGTTCCATTTGGAACGCAGATGGCTCTTTATGCGGCAGATCCTATGGCAGGCTCATGTGTCGACTTCATCACCGATCAAATAATGGGCGCTGGATTTCATACAACCGCCAACGAAGCTTATGAAGGAGTCGCTGAACTTGAAGGAGGGGGAAAAAAAACCCCTCAAGAAATTGTTGAAGATTACTGCGAACTTATTAACATGGATGGTCTTCTTAAAGCAACTACGAAAGAAATCGTTGGATATGGAAATAGTTTTTGGCATGCTCCAGGTGGAGACTTAACAAAATTAATGCACGTTCCTTTGGATGCTGTAGACAGAATTTTTAGAGGCGCTAAGCGTAATTGGAAACCCAGCCGAGGAGTCCCTTTATCAAAGTTAGGATATAAGTTGTTTTACAAGTGGGAAAATGCTAGGACGTTAAAGCCAGAAGATATTATTCACTTCCGTTTTAATCCACTGGGTGACTCCGCATTTGGCTTTGGCATTCTTACCAGAGTATGTATGAAACTCGCACTAGGCGGAGGAAAAACTAGAGAAGAATTTTATAAAGTTTACGGGAAGGCTCAACGGGCGGAAATGCTTTGGTTAGAGAAATTTGCTAAAGGCAACGAACTTTGGATTATTCCCGAAGCAGGCGCCAAGTTGTCAGCTTATCAAAAACTTATAAAAGGGATGCCCGATTCAGGTGCCAGATTTGTAACGGATATAGAAAAAGCAGACGTTAAACAAGTTGTTCCCGAGCGGGCACGAGGGGCAGATGCCTATATCGCAAACTTAGAAAACGGCTATATATTGGCTATGCAAACCCCCCTTCCAAAATTGTTCACCACTCCAGGATTCACCGAAGCTTCCGCCAATGCCGCAATTGAAATAGCAGAACGAAAAGTTATGTCCACTCAACGATTTATCAAACGTATTGTGGAGAAAAACGTTTGGTGGCCGTTAATAGACGATGCCAAACTTAATCCCGCCGAAGCAGATGTTCGTCTTAATTGGGGGATGCCAGAGCCACTCGACTTCGAGGCTTTAGAAAGAATCTTGCCTATTGTGTTTGCTTCGTGGCAAGGAGGCGCCATATTCACTTGGGAATTAAGAGAAATTCTTAGGACAATTTGCCGTCTGCCATTGGAAGAAACTACAAAACCAGAGTTTGTTGCTAAACTGGCAAAAACAAAAGATAAAAAGTCTTTCACTAAAGCTTGGATGCAAGAGACAAAACTCCGTGAAGCCATGAAACGTGTCTCTGGAAAAGATAAGGTGTTTATACTTGACAAACGAACAAAAAGAACTTAATGAATTGCTCGGCGTACTTAACGTCACCGATGTTGCGGATTTAGTCGAACAGAAGTTGACGTTAAGGGATGTTTACAATTACATAAAGGCAAATCCAGGAAAAGACTTGTGGGAAATCGCTGACGGGATAGGAATGACTGTTCCGCCCTTAGTCGTGTTTTTGCAGGATCTCGTGAACCGTGGGCAGATTTATGAACTTAACGAAACATGGTATCCTACGGAACTGCCTAGGGAAGAGGAAACCATTCTGGGTTTTGAAGCAGAACTAGATGATGTAACTTGCGATGATTGTATAGCATATCATGGAGATACATTTACTCCCGAAGAAGCCGAAGCGGAGTTTGAATACTTAGATAGATCCAGCGAAACAATTTGGTATCCCAACGTCCATCCTAATTGTAGATGTCGTCTTGTTGTCATATCGATAGTTGTTGGCATAGAAATTATGCCCGAAATCCAAATCATGTGAGGACACAAACATGGAATCAGTTGAACAAGAAGACGAAGAAGAAATAGTTGATGAGGAGGCATAAAAAACGACATTTGAAAAGAAAGTCAAAAAAATGGCAAAAGCCACACAGGAACGTCTACCGTTCTTAAATATCAAACGCCCTCTTGAAGATGGAACCGTAATTGGCTATAGAATCAAAAAAATCGGTGAAACAAGAGAAGTGGCTATTGAAAAAGGGAAGTTTCCAGGGATATCAACTTTTTGCCCTGTTGAGTTATTGGAGACAACAGATAAGGAGTACGAAACTGGAAAGAAATATATGATCTCCACTAGGCACACAATGCTTAAAGATAAACTAAGGGAAATGACCATTAATACCATTGCAGACGTTGTATGCGTTCGTAAAGTCAAAAATTGGTGGCAGTACGCCTTCGAAAACGTAGATCAAACCAAACCCATCACATTGGCAAATCTACCTTGGTAGTTACGCCATATCAAATCCGACGGGAGGTGATAAGGCTGAAGAAAAAGGCAATACCTCTGATCGTTTGGTTCGCGGTACTTGTCATATTGACAGCCGCGCCTATGGTTCTAGCCCAAAATCAAACAGCTGTCGAAGGTTCATCGCCACTCAGCGATTTCCTAGGGCAGATCGGTTTGATTATTCCGTCATCCTTTGTCATAGCCTTTGCCACATGTATGCTTGGCTACCTCCGCAATACACCACCCGAAGACTTTGAACTTGTTAAGTTCCTTACCACCTTAGTGCTGTCAATCATCGTTGGAGTTATCACCGTTGAGGTTGGATGGGATTACGCTACTATCCAAGTGTGGCTTGCGAATGTTGGAATAACCGTGTGGGTCTACTGGACAATTAAAGCCATCGCGGTGAAACTGGGCTGGGTAACGGTAGAGGAAGCACAAAAACCCACGTAACGTAAACACTCCTGAAGATGGCTAGTGAAACTCTAGCCGAAACTCCCATTTTTTTTGGAGTCGAGTGAATTTAAAATGCCTTATGGTATAAATTGGATATTGTTCATTGGTATAATAATTCTTGCGATACTTGGAATAGGATTTCTTAGTTTTGTTCTAATTGTTTCGTTTCTTTTTTTGATAACAGATAGAAATTGGGTAATGCTATTATTACTTATTGGCTGTATTCTTTTCTTTAGTGGTCTGTTTTATCAAATTTATAAAGATAACACAGAAGTGAAGTGAAGAAATGAACGCTAAAATTGTCGTTGTTGTTCTCTCTGTTATCGGTATGGCACTATGCAGTTTTGGTATAATTCGGGATATTGTTAAACAAAGAAAGGAACGGAAGGAAGTGAAGGAATGAAAN